GCGCATGGTCGCCATCTTGTCGTCGCTGCCCGACGACTTGGCAGGGTTAGACCCCACGTTGGCGACCTTGCCAGCCGTATTGATGCCCGTGGGATCGGCCATATTACTTCTTCTTGCCCTTCTTGGCGGCTTCGCGCTTTACCGCATAGGCGATAGCAACCGCTTGTTTTTGCGGCTTTCCAGCGGCAATTTCAGCCTTGATGTTTTTGCGGAAGGCGGTTTTGCCCGCCGACTTGACCAGAGGCACGTCAGCGGCCCTTCTTCACAGGCGTCTCGCGCATGCGCGTGACGACGCTAATCACGTCCTTGGCGGGCCGACGCCGCATCAGGGCACTTTCGCCTGCTTCTTCGCGCTGAATGCGCTCAGCGCGGCCCAGAACGGCGCTGGTGGACATGTTCGGGGCCGGTTTGGTAGCCGGCTTGGGCTTCGGCAGGGTCATGCGGGGCGGCTTGGCCATTTTACTTGCCTTTCTTCGCGGTTTTGGCGCTGTCACGGAACGCTTTGGCGGTCGGAGCGCCTTTAGCGCCCGGTTTGCGCATTTTTTCGCCTGATCCGGCCGCAATTCGGGCCTTTTTGGCGTGAATGTTGGCGTATAGTCCCGGTTTCATGAGCATTTCCACCGCTTGAGGCTGGCCTTGGCACGTTCGCCGTCCTTGGCCTTGGCTGCTACCGCGCCCATTCGGGCGCAAAACGACTTCTTACGGCCTGCATCGGCCTTTGTCTTGGGGTTCGGCGCCGGTGCCTTGAGGTTTGACCCAGTTTCGCGGTTATACTTGGCCCTGCCTTTAGCGGTCAGCCCTGCGCCCTTGGACACCGGCAGCTTTTCGCCGCGCCCAACCGCCAGTGATACTGACTTTTTCTTGTCGGCCATGTGTCAGGCCCCCAGCCAAGATGTAGAAATTCCGCTCATAGAGTACCCTTTGCGCGGTGTTCTGTCAACGCGGGCTTCGCGGGACGCCAGCGGGTATGCGAAAGTCAGCGCGATGGCGTCGGCAGCGTCTGGCGAGGCCAGCCCGCGGGCTTTCATGTCCTTCTTGCTTTCAAGGAACAGCGTGCCTTTGCTGTCAGGCTTGACGCGCGGCCCGATCAGGTCGGTTTTCAGGAAGCGATCCTCGGGGATCGACGCTTCCTTGAGCCAGTCGCGCATGGCGCCCCACATTTCGGCGCGCTTGTTGCCGTACATCATCTGCTTCTGCGCCTTGTTGCCGAAGTTGACGCCCCTGATCTTGTACCGCTGCTCCTTCAGTCGGTCCACGACGCCTGCGCCGAGGCCGCCCTCGTCGATGCAGACCAGCGCCGGTTTGTACTCCTCGATGGCGTCGATGACGTGCCCGACCACTTCCATCGTGTCGGCCCCGCGCATCCGCTTGATGGCGACGATGTCGCGGCCCTGCCGCACGGCGATCACGGTTGCGTCCGACCCGAACCGCGCCGGATCCACTCCGATAGCGATGGGCGCGGACGCATCCTTGTAGCGCGGCCGGCGCATGGCGTCATCGACCACGTTGACTGCGATGAACTGGTCGTCGCCCTCCGACGGGAACTGTCCGTAGACCTCGACGTTGGCTTGGTAGCTGTCCGGGCCGTACTCGTCGATGATCTGCTGGTAGAGGTTTTTGTCGGTTCCTTCGACCTCGCGGGCGTCGATGTTGCGCGTGTGCCAGAAGCTGCGCTTGGAGTTGAACGTCTCGTAGAAATACCCCGTGTTGCGGCGGGGATTGGAGAAGGCCAAATGGAAGCGATTGGGCGTGTTTTCCGTGAAGAAGCCCTGCGCCACCGACCAGATGCTGTCGGGGATACCGCTGGCTTCGTCGAAGATCAGCAGCACACCGTCGAAGTTATGTACCCCTGCGTAGGCGTCAGGGTTCTCTTCAGACCACAGCCGCCCTTCGACCGACCAGTAGCGCGTGCCTTTCTTCAGGTCGCGCTCGACGATTTCCGTCAGCCATTTGGCGGGCATGATGCGGGTGGCGGCTACCTCGAACCAGTGGCTGTTCAGCGACATCGCCAGCCACTTGGTAATTTCCGCCCATGTGACCGAGCGTAGCTGCGCTTCGGAGTTGGCCGACACGATAGTGGTCGAGCCTATCCGGGTGGATAGCATCCAGATAACCAGCCAACTAACCAAGGCAGACTTGCCAATACCGCGACCCGAAGCCACCGCTTTCCTAAACGTATCATAATCCAGCTTTCCGCTGTTGGCTTGGATATGATTACGTAAATCTACTAGGATGTCACGCTGCCATTTGCGCGGGCCCGTAAAATGCTCCAGCGGCGTGCCGCGTTCGCCCCACGGGAAGGCCAGCAGCACGAAGGCCAGCGGGTCGTCCTTGATGGCGGGCGACCACAGCCGCGCCATCAGTTCCATCTCGTCCTGAGCGGAGTAGACCGGCTGCTGCATCAGAACATGTTTTCGTAGGGGTTGAAGCCGCCTGCGTTGCCGTAAGTGCCTCCGTAGGCCCCGCTACCGTATGTTCCGTAGGTGCTGGGCGTCCTGTACCGCCCGAACGGCGACTGCGGCGGTGGTGCGTAGCCGGCGCCCAGCATGGCGTTGCGGGGGCCGCCTGCGCTGGCGCCGCGGCCTTGGAAGCCCTGATAGGGCTGGAACGGCGTCATGGTGCTGAATGTCGGCATGGCGGGCATGTCCGCCAGCGTCGGGATGGGCGCGAAGTCCTGCGTGCGCTGCATGGCCGCAGAGATCGGGGTTACAGGCGCCACTTGCGTAGCGCCGCGGCCGCCGCCGCCAAGGTTGAAGTTCATCCCGAACGCGCCGGGCGTCGACATGCCGCTGGCATCCCCAAACGGATCAATCCGCATGACTGCCGGACCGCCGCTTTCCACGGGCATGTAGGGAATGAACCCATTAGTCATCGCGTTGCGCATGGACCGTCTCCGTAGGGCTGGGCACCGTGGCCGTCCGGTCTTCTAGCGCATTTACCGGGCTATAGATACCCTCGATTACGCGCGTCTGCGCCCGCTCCAGCGCGCCGATCACGCTGATCTGCTGGTCGACGTTCACGTCGATCTGCTGCTTGGCTACCCACCCATGCTGGTGCTTGAGGATGTTCAGCGCCGCGGTGGCGTCGCCGTCCGCTGCTGCGTCGTGCAGCGTCTTGGCCGCGAGGTATTCGCCGTCCGCCCGGCCTTTCAGTTCCGCCATCTCCACCAGCGGGTCAAACTCCTGCAAGCGGCGAAACTGCGCCGGCGTCAGTCCAGCCTTAAGCGCGAGGCTGTCACCCTTCAGGCCGTACTTGGCGGCTTCATAGATCGCTTCCAGACGCGCCTCAGTGGCTTCGACGCGTTCGGGCGTGAACGGCAGTGAGTAGAAGGTCATAACCGTAATCCTAACGCAATTTCGGCACCTTTTCTAGCCGCCGCCGCTTCCTCCTTAGTTTGATAGAGCCCAAGGTATATGGCTTTGCGGTTTACCGTTATGCGCGCTTCCCAAGCATTGCGGTTTTTTGACGCCGCCGTCACGCCTTTTTCGCCGGACGAGGCTCTGCCAGCTATATTGTGGCAATTAACAGAGCGCGTGACAGACCGCAAATTGTCGATACGGTTGTCTAGCCTATCGCGGTTTATGTGGTCAACGTCGGCGGAAGGCCAATCTCCATAGACCCATAACCATGCCAGTCTGTGCGCTGGTGTTGCTCGCCCTTTAAACGTCAAATATCGGTATCCTTGCGGCGATATGCACCCTGCTATGTCGCCTGCTTTTTGCCTACCCCAAGACGTGCGGCGGCGAAATTCGCCGGTGTTGGGGTCATAATCGTATTTGGTTTTTAGGGCGTCTAAATCGGTCATAGCTAACCATACCGCAGTTTTTAAAAAATAAAAAGAAAAAAATTAATTTTTGTCTGCGGACCGTGCCCGTGACAATCACACGGCGCTCGGCCCCACCCCCTCCCCCTCCAGCCAACCGGCAATCCGGTTTTATGCTGCAATGCAGCAAAGCGCGTGGCCCTTTTGGCTGTGGGCAATGTGGGCAATGCGCGGGACCATTGCTGGCTGGCGATGCACGAGCACACATTGTCTAGCTGGCAGGTAGACAAATGAGAACATCGACGAGGGCGGTCAGCCGATCGCGCAACTATCAGACAGCCATGAAACAGATTGTGTTTCACATCGCAGACCCGGCGAAACTTACCCTCAAAGCCGTCACACTTTTTGTTATTTTGTTGTTTAGAACAAACCGTAAACAAATCGGGAAGATTAGTTTGAGGGTAGCCGAGTAGCCAAAATGCGCGGCCGCGCTCTAAGGGGCCTTTCCGGGCAATTTAGGCGTATACATTTTTGCAACACTATCTGTTGCAGCACTGCCACAAACTTTGATGTCACAAACTTTGAAGCGCGGCGGGCTAGAGGCGCCGCGGGCTGGGGGCGTGGGTCATGTGGGCAATGTGGGCATACAGTTTTTAATCGCGGCCATTTCTATCCTTATTGCGAATCATTCTTAACTAGCATTTATAATTTTTCCAACCTTACAACTGATGACCCACATGACCCACAAGCCCTACGCCCTCAGGATTGCCGCGCCTTTAGCCGTGGGCAATACCCCCAAAAATGCACCGCCCACACACCACCCAAAATACCCACAACCCGCGCTATTCGCCACACCCCTATAATAGAGCGCTGTTAGCAGCGCCTCGGTTGTGGGCATTCCGTGGGCGATTGTGGGCAGTCCGTGGGCGATTGTGGGCAACGCCTGAACGAAACACTTTTTGTTTGACCCTACCCTCAATCTATGCGACAAGACGCCATCAACACCCGTAGGAGCAACTGACATGACCATCGAATTGACCCTCCCGACCGACACCTTCGACCGCGACGCCCGCTTCGCGTTTGAATACCTCGACTACAAGAAGCGTCCGACGCGCGGCGAGGGCTACCTCTTTCACGATGATCGGAATGACGAAATGTTTCTCATGCAGGCTGCCGGTTGCCTCAAGTCGCACTACACCGACGCGGACCGCGCACACATCGACCGCATCTACAACGGCGAACAGGTCGTCCGCCACGGCGACACCGTCTCGGTCGGAGGCAAGCTCTACACCGTCAAGGTGCTGGGCAACTACAGCGACGCGGGCCGCCTCATTCCCGCCTGACCATCAACCCGCCGGGCGGCGACAACCGCCCGGCGCAACAACATGGAGCAACTGACATGACCCGCCGCCTAATCCTCGACGCCGCCGCTATCCTGATCGCGCTGCCCTGCCTCGTGCTGGCGCTGGCGCTCATCCTGCCGAACTGACCATAACTAGGAGCAACACGACATGGTTACACAGACTGTCTCGCAAGCGTATCTCGATGGCATCATCGAGGGCCGCGACTTTAAGCGCCACTGCGTTGCAGCGGGCGACACGATCGACCGCGCGTTCATCACCGCGCATATTGACGCGATCGAGCGCACCATGCGCGGCTTTAGCGGCACCATGCGCGATTTCATGCGCGGAGAGCGCGACTACTGGCGGGGTCAGCTTAAGAAACACTGACAAGCCGAAACAGGCGGCCCTAGCGCCGCCTGTCCGCGCCCGCTGGCCTAGGCGCGCTGATGAGGCAGGCCACACCATAGGAGCAAAC